CTTGAAAAGTGCGAACATAAAAATAGTTTCATCAATATTCTCCTTTATAAATTCCGATTTGTCATCCTCACTTAAAAACATTATACCACACCTTTTTGAATTTTTCTACCGCTTACAATCGGGAGCGACCTTACAGACAGCACCACCTCGGAATGACCTCGATCCGCTGCACATTTCCTGCACAGGCGATGGTGGTCGTTCCCGGCTTGAGCATAGGAAAGCCGTCGCCGGTAACGGTATCGTTTTTGAGGGTGGTATCCTTAAAGCAATTCATGAGTTCGCTGTCGATTTCGATGCACTCATCGACCTCTGAAATCGTCCACAGGCTCGCACCTTCGCCTTCCGGCTGAACCATGAGCCGAATCAGACCGTTGCCATAGATTTTAATGTAGGGCTTGCTGTCAAAGGCGGTGGGATTCGTGACGATTAACCTCGGACTGCCCTCCGCTATGGTCTGCTGTCCCGCAAAGCTGTATTTGAACGGCTTGCAGTTGAAGGTCACGGTGAAACTGCCGACCTTGTTCAGCTGCTCCTCAATATCCAGCGCACCGGATATGACTCCGTAACGGAAATACTCCGCATCGTAGGAATCGGTGAGTTCGTGGTATCTGTCCGGCTCGGAATATAACCAGCCCTTGATATCCCGCAGGACGGAGGTAAGGGCGGCGGTATTCTTCCGCATGAGGAACACCGTATAGGTGACCTTGATATTGGAAAAGCGGCGGTTGGGGTTGATGATATCGCCGCTCCTGCCGGGAATGGAGATGAACTCCGCATCGTAGCTTGGTGCGGAGAACACATCCTTTTTCTCGATGTGCAGACCGAACTCTGCGGAACTGCGGCCGTTGTAAGTGAAATAGGTCATGCGAATACCACTCCTTTCCGCTGGGCGAACTGATTCGCTGTTTCCATGACTTCGTTGGTAAGCTGACGGATGTCCTCGCTGCTGTAATTGTTGAAGGTGGCGATGTTCAGAGCGATGGTGAAAGCGGACGCCGCCTTGCCGACCACGCCGTCCACGGCGGAGCGAATTGAGCCGTTCACGTCAAAGTCGGTGGGCAGAGCCGTCTGCATATCGTGGGCAAGGTCGCCCATGACGCCGTTGATGTCCTCGGCCATACCTTCGGCGGCTTTGACCGCTTCATCGCCGTTGTCGTCAATGGAGCCTGCAAGACCCTTGACCAGCATTTCACCGACCCATGCCATCTCCTTCGAGGGTGAATGGATGCCGAAGAAATCGCAGATGCCGTCCCAGATGGATGAGATCCACCCGGACACCTTATCCCACAGCCACGAGGCAAGCTGGGTAATACCGCTCCACAGTCCCTTGACGATGTTGCCGCCGATTTCCACGATTTTATACATCAGAGAGCCGAAGGCTTTCACGATGCCCGCAATGATCTGCGGCACGGCCTTGACGATCTCCACGATGATGGTGGGCAGGTTTTCAATCAGGGCAACGAACAACTGAACGCCTGCCATGATGATTTTATCGATGTTCCCGATGAGGGCATTGACAATGCCGGAGATGATTTGCGGAATCGCCTGCACGATAGTTGTGATGATCTGCGGCAGGGCTTGAATGAGAGAAATCAGCAGGTCGATGCCTGCCTGAATAATGAGCGGTATCGCATTCAGCACGGCATTGATAATGCCGTCAATGATTTTCGGGATAGCTTCCACGATTGCCGTGATGATCTCCGGCAATGCAGTCACCAGCGAAGTCAGAAGCTGAATGCCTGTTTCGATGATCTGAGGAATCGAATCCAGTAAGAAGGTAATGATACCGTTGATGATCTCCGGCAGAGCGGCGATCAACACGGGGATTGCGTCCAGAAGTCCTTGCGCCAGTCCCGTGATAAGTTGTAAGGCTGCGTCAAGGAGCATCGGCAGGCTGTCCACCAGTCCTTGTACGATGGTAACGATAGCCTGCACTGCTGCTGGGATGAGCGTGGGCAGCGCATCCGCAATGCCGGTCACCAGCGTGGACACCAACTGAACCGCAGCCTCAATAAGAAGGGGCAGATTCTCAATCAGCGTATTCACGATGGTCATGAGCGCGGACACCGCCGCCGGGATAAGCTGCGGAAGCAAAGAAAGCAGCGTTTCCAGCACCTGCGAGAACAGCTCGGTGACCGCCTCCAGCAGTGTGGGCAGCAGTTCCCACACAGCCGTCAGCAGGGCATCCAGCGCCGTGGGCAGAGCCGCCACGATGTTCTCAATAACCGGGGTGATGTTCGCCACCACGGTCTTGAATGCATCCACCATGTTGTTGCACAGCAGCTCCATGTCAGCGTCCGCATCACCAAAGCCTACGATGAGGTTCGACACGGCGGATTTCAGCGCATTGACAGAGCCGGAAATGGTGGCTTCCGCTTCCTTGGCGGTTGTACCGGCAATGTCCATGCTCTCCTGCATGACATGGATGGCTTCCACCACATCTGCGTAGGAGGAGATGTCGTACTTGACGCCGGATATCTTCTCCGCATCGGCGAGCAGTCGCTCCATTTCCTGCTTTGTGCCGCCGTAGCCCAGCTTGAGGTTATCGAGCATCGTATAGTTCTGCTTGGCGAAACCCTGGTAGGCATTCTGAATGGAGGACATATCCGTGCCCATCTTGTTGGCGTTATCGGACATATCCGTAATTGCCATATCCGCATATTTGGCGGCCTTCTCGGTATCGCCGCCGAGGGACTGGATCAGACTTGCGGAGAAGCCCGTGACCGTTTCCATGTATTCGTTAGCGGAAAGGCCAGCCGTTTTGTATGCGTTGGCGGCGTACCGCTGGATCTCCTGCGAGGAGTCCTTGAACAGAGTGTCAACACCGCCGACCAACTGCTCGTAGTCAGCATAGGCGGCGATGACTTCTTTGCCGAGCTTTACGGCGGCGGCACCTGCGGCAACAGCCACAGCACCGAGTGCCACACCTACGGTTTTGAGAACCTTGCCGAAGCCTTCAAACTTACTGCCGGATTCCTCTGCGGCTTTGCCGCCCTCCTTGATAGCTTTCTCGTTTTCGTCCAGCTCACGGTTCATATCGTTGAGGGCGGCTTCGGCATTGTTGAGTTGGATCTGCCAGTTCTGGGTGCGACGGTCGTTCTCTCCAAAGGAGGTGGCGGCATTCTGCAGAGCCTTGCGAAGGGTGTCGATTTTTGTCGTCTGCTCATCGATCTCTTTTCGCAGCACCTTATTCCGTGCGGCGAGAGCCTCCACGGATTTATCGTTCTTATCGAACTGAGAGGTGGCGAGCTTCATTTCGGAGCCGAGCACCTTGAAGGACTGGTTGATGTCCGCCAGTGCTTTCTTGAATTCTTTTTCGCCCTCAAGACCGATCTTCAGTCCGAAACTGTCTGCCATTCGCCGTCACCTCCTTAAATGCCGTCCGGGATAATATCGTCAATGTAGTGTTCGTGAGCAGGAACAGCCTGCCCGTTATACTGCTTGTGGCACTCCCATAAGTCCAAAAGCAATCCAAACGGCATCAGCCACACCTCATCCTGGCTGAGATGAAGATGGGCAAGACCGTAATAAAGAAGCCGGGTAAACAGCTCCGCATCGGAGACCGTTACCCGACTTGCGCGTTTTTTGCGTCTTTCTCGCTTTCCACATTCCGCTTGGTGCCCTTGTAGAGCGCCTCCGTAATGGCGGTTTTGTATCCGGCGAGGTCGAGGGGCGTGGTCAGAAGCTCCACCACATCTTCGGTGAGCAGCTCCTTGGGGTGCTCCTTATCCTTGAGGTTGTGGATGAGGATACTCTGATTTGCAAGAAGTGTGATGAGCCACACGATCTCGCCGATAGCCATTTCAAAGTTCTCGGACTTCATCAGCTTCTCGCCGAGGTTTTCCAGACCGCCATAGCGACCGGCGATTTCCTTGGTAGCCTTGGTGGTAAGCAGGAGTGTGTATTCCTCGTCACCGATGGTGATGACTGCAGTTCTCTCGTTATCCATTGTGTGTTACCTCCGTTAACCCTGTTTTTCGGGTGTCGTGGTATAGGTCGGCTCATAGACTTCCTTATACCAGTTCGTGATGGTCGCAGCGGTCACATCGCCCTCCAGTGCCTCCGCTTTCCACGGGTGCTTGCCGCCTGCGTCTGCTTTGTTGCGGCGCAGAATGGTGCCTTCAATAGTGGGTGTAGAGAAAGTAATGCTGTCGCCCTTGGTGGCAAGGTTCGTCGCCGGAATACCGAATTTCACTCGGTACAGCCAATAATACTTGTACTTGCCGTTGGACTTCTTGGCACGGAATCCCACCGCCACAGGGTCGCCGCCGTCCTCGGATGCGGAAATCAGCACCTTGTTCTTGTCAATAGTCGCACCCGTGAGGTCGGATGCCGCCGCAGAACCGATATCGTCAATGCCGAGGGAGAGTGTGCCGGATTTGAATTCCTTCACGATCTCCGAAGCACCGTCGTCGGCATAGAGCGTCGCTTCTGCCAGTTCCACCGAAAGGTCAGCGGAGATGGCTTTCGCAAGCTGCTCCGGTGTACCGTAGGTTTCCTCACCGGCATCGTTTCCTGTGATTTTTGCGTAATACAGTCTGTCAAGACCGATAGTCGCCATAACTTATTCCTCCAGTTCGTAGATTTGCGCCACATCAATGGCGTAGTGATGGTAGCCGGTTTCGGCCTCAAAGCCGATGTACCGGCGGTCGGTAATATAAAAGTCCGCACCAAGCAAGGCGCGGACAAGGTCATTTTTCAGTTTGGTGTAACTGCCCTTTGCGAAGAGGGACAGCCGTGCCTCCTGTGTCTCACAGCCGGGAGCGTTGTCGGCGTGGAGCTCAAAGCTGTCCGACAGCGGCGTAATCACCAGATAGGTGTCCGGTGCTTTGCCGGAGAACACACCCGTTTCAACGGGAACCCCACAACTTTTTGCGATGGTTTGCAAATCGGATAGCAGGCTCACAGCTTTTCCACCTCCTCATCCAGTGCCTTGGTCATGGCATCGATACACTCCTGCCGAGACGCTGTTTTCGCAGGTTTCAGAAATGGCTTTGCAGGCTGGCCGTGCTTGCCGTATTCGAGAATGTTGGCAAGTTTGGCATTGCTGCCGCCGTCCGAGCGAGGTTCGGCAAAACCTACCTTGATGTCGTGGTTTCCGTCCCGGTTCAGCTTGGAGGGAGAAAGGCCGAGTGCGCCTTCCAGTTCGCCCGTGGTGCGGGATTTGAACTTTGTCCCTCTGCCGATAACGGAGGAGAGATTGCTCTTGACCTTTTTCAGCACGACTTCGCCACCGGCCTGCAGGACGGTATCTGCCACGCTGTCAAAGTTGCTGCCGAGCCTGGATATCTTCAGAAGAAAATCCTCCGGCATTTTCATGTCGCACTTAGCCAACGGTCGGCACCTCCTTCTTCGCCAGCACCTCAATGTACATCCCACGCCCCTTTACATCCTCCACGGAGACAATGTCGTAGCGAAAGTCATCGCAAATGAGAAACTGGTCTGTGGTGATCGTCAGCCCAGGAATACACCGAAAGCGGAACAGGTCGGTCGCTTCGCTGAATGCAGCGAGGTTCGCCCAACGCTGACTGCCGTGCCGACCTTCCCGGTACACACGGACGGAAGCGAGGACTTCATCCTCGGAATGAGTGAAGCCTTCGCTGTCCTTGACTTGGCGGGTTTCCACAATGTCGGCAAAGCCGTTCATCTTTCCGAAACTCATACCTGCCACCGCCTATCCAAGCGGAGCAGCAGATTGACCGTGTTCCACACCTGCTGTGCTGCTCCGGTGTTATCCGCAAAGAAGCCGCCCGTGCTGCCGTCCCGGCTTTCATAGAAGTGGGACGACAGCATAATGACGGCTTGCTCTGTGGTAGCTGGCATGGGATTCTCTTTGTAATAGCCCTCCGGGATGTGCTGGTAGCTTTCGGCGTAAGAAACAGCGGCGGTGATGTAGCCTTTCAGCAGCTCATCATCCGCCGTATGTTCCAGGATAAGGTTGGCTTTTACTTTGGAAAGGAGCTCGTCCATCACCGCCGCCTCCTTCCTTATTCGGTTTTCAGCTTGAGGATCTGAACGGCTTCGGGGAGAATAAGTTTGCCGTCCACACGCTCTTTAGCCACGAAACCGATCATACCGTTGCCCGCGAACAGCTCGTTGAGCTGCTTGAAGGAACGGGTGCCGCGGTCGCCGATGTTGTAGTAGCTGTAATCGCCGAAAGCGATAGCATTCTCCGGAGCATACGCAGAGGTATGAACCGTGTAGCCGAGAATGCGGTCCGGTTCGCCTGCCTGATAGGAAGGCTGCCAGATATACGCACCGTTGTTGTCCTTCAGCTTGCGGATCTGCGCGATAGTCTTGTCGTTCATGATGAAAGAGGCAGACTTGCGGTAGGGACGCTTCAGCGCATGGATGAGGGTGATGAGGTCATCGCTCTTGAGTGCGGCAGTAAGCGTTTCTGCCACATGACCACCGCCGGTTTCCGCAAACAGGCCAAGCGGCTGACCGACACCGGTGCCGTTGAGGAATGCGTCCTCCTCGGCATTGGCGAGTGCCTTGCCAAACTCGGTGAGAATGTAATCCTCCAGCTTGAACGCATTGTCGTAGAGCAGTTCCTCGGTCACCTTGATAGCGACATGGAGCTTGTGCGCGTCCAGAAGGATCTGTGCAAAGGTTGCGTCACCGAAAGAGAGTGCGCCGCCTTCCTCAATCCACGCAGCGGCAGGCGCAGTCGCTGCAATGTTGATTTTATGCTCACCGGATGTGGTGATGGTGTGACCGAGCTTTCGCATGATGTTTTCCTCGGAAAGCGTCTGAATAAGGCGGGAATCATACTCCTCGGGTACGAGGTAGCCGCCGTCAGCGTCAACACCCTCTCGAAGGACATCGCTCACCTGGTGGAAGTTGCTGCGAAGGGCGGTAAGCATTCCGGTGCGGTAGGCGTCGGAAGCACGACCGGTCTTGGGCTTCTCATCAGCGGTGGACTTGCCGTTCATGGGCTTCTCGGTGATGGGAGAGGAAGTGGGTCTGTTCAGCTGCGCTTCCATTGCGGACATGGCTTCCATGCGCTCGATCTCGGCACCGTAGTCCTGCACTTTCTTTTCCATCTGAGCATAGGTCTTGGCATCCTCTTCGGAAAGAAGGCCGTCCTTGTCGCGCTTGGTTTCCACAAAAGCCTTTGCAGCGTTCCAAGCCTGGTTGCGCTTTTCACGCAGTTCGTTGATAGTCATATTGAATTACCTCCAGTTTTTAATGAGATTGAGCCGATCCATAAGGTCATCGGCTTTTTGTGTACGGTTGGGTTTGGGTTCAATGGCGCACTTTGCGGCGATCTTCTCCATGAGGGAGTTCACCACGTTTGCCTTGGAATACAGCATGGAAACGGTGGGTGCGGCTATGTCCTCAGTCTCAACGGCGCGGCTCATGATCCCGTCCGCAAAGCCGAGTTCCACAGCCTTGTTTGCGTCCATCCAAGTTTCGGCATCCATGAGGTGCGAGAGCTTGGCACGGGAAAGCCCCGTCTTGATCTCATAGGCGTTGATGATGGAATCCTTAACGCTTGAGAGCATTTCGATGGCTTTCTGCATTTCCTCCGAATTGCCGAATGCCGCCGTCATGGGGTTGTGGATCATGAGCATGGACACCGGAGACACCAGCACTTTCGTGCCTGCCATAGCGATGACGGACGCTGCGGATGCCGCAATGCCGTCGATCTTGACCGTCACATCACCCTTGTAGTCCATGAGCATATTGTAGATTTGAGCCGCCGCCACGCAGTCACCACCGGGACTGTTGATCCACACGGTGATGTTGCCACTGCCAGACATGAGCTCGTCCTTGAAAAGCTGCGGGGTGACATCATCGTCAAACCAGCTTTCCTCGGCGATGGTCCCGTTCAGAAACAGCGTCCTCTCTTGAACCTGCTCCTGTGTCTCCTGATCGGTCACCGTTCGGGTCTTCCAATTCCAGAATTTCTTCATCGGATTTTTCCTCCTTTCCGTCATCGGTAGGTGTATTTGCAAAAGCCCCGGCATTTTTCAGCGGAAGCATATTGCCGTTAATGAGGTACAAATCGCCGCCATCCTCTGCCGGGATACGGTCGAGGTTTTCCAACTCTCGGATGTCGTTGGCGGACATCCAGCCGTTCTGGCGGCCGATGGCGTACCCGTTCATGCGGCTCTGGTAATCGCCGCGAAGCAAGCCTTCCAGATTGAACTTCACAAAATACACAGCTTTTTCGTCCTTGGACAAAAGCGACCGCTGGATTGATTGCTCCCAGCGGATGACCCAGGGGTCAAGGGTGTATTTCACAAACTCAAGGGACTGCTGCTCAATATTAGAAAAGCTCGATTTTTCCAGGTCGCCGACCATGTGGGGCGGAACTCGGAAAATTCGAGCGATCTCATTAATTTGGAATTTGCGTGTTTCGAGGAACTGCGCCTGCTCCGGCGAGATGCCGATGGGCGTGTATTTCATGCCTTCTTCCAACACGGCGATCTTATTGGCGTTGCCGCTGCCACCGAAGGTGGACTGCCAGCTCTCCCGCACACGCTGTGGGTCTTTGATAGTGCCGGGGTGTTCCAGCACACCGCCCGGAGCGGCACCGTTGGCAAAGAACTTTGCTCCGTATTCCTCGCAGGCAATCGCCATGCCGATGGCATTCTTCGCCATAGCGATGGGGCTGTAGCCAACCAAGCCATCGAAGCCGAGTCCGGGGATATGCAGCACATCCGAGGGCTGAAGCGTTACGGCGAACTTCTTGTTCTTGATAGCCTCGTCTGTGCCACGGTAATAGGTGTAGTACAGGCGACCATCCTCGTCTCTGTCCACCGACATCTTGTTCGGCATCAAAGGGTACAGGGCAACGATCTCGTTCTTTCCGTTTCGGATGATCTGCGCATAGGCATTACCCCAGAGGAGCAGATGTGTCATGAGTGTTTCCCGGAACACGAAAGAACTCATCTCCGGGTTCGGCTCATCGTGGAGCAAGCGGTAGAGCGGATGGTCGAGCGCCATTGCCTTGCCGCCACTGTCCGTGTATTTATATAGGTGTAGTGGCAGTCCTGCGACAGCTTCCGACAGGATGCGAACGCAGGAATACACGGCGGTCATCTGCATGGCGGAGCGTTCCGTCACCGTTTTGCCGGAGGTAGTACCACCCATGAAAAAGGCATAGCCACTTCCTGCCGTGCGGTTTTGAGGCTTGTCCCTGGATTTGAACAGCCCTGAAAATACTGACATAAATCCTCCTTCTGTCCTGTTTATTGGACACCATTTTTGCTATAATTAAATCATAAAGAAAGGGGCAATAATTAATAATGAATATGAAAGAGTACATGAAAAAAGTTGGCGTGACGAAAGCTAAATATGTGGAACAATGGATAGAGCGTGATTTGATACCTGGCATCATTAGAGGCGAATCACTATCTGACACAGTGTTCCCCGATTCAGCACGACGTCCATATTGTGAAGGGTCTTTGAAACCTGAACTCTCGGCGGACAAAATTCGTGCTCACATCGTCAAAGCGTGTATTCAACGAAGGCATATCACCAAAGATACGTGTTACGCCAGTCAGGGTGAATTTGATGGTTACATTTGTGACCTTGAACAAGCTGGTCTGATTACCAAACGGCTGGAGGACGGTATCATGTACTATGATTCAACATTAAAAAGTGATACATATACCGGCAAAAGCCTGCAGGTAATTCGCCAGTTTGTATGCGATGCAATTGAAGCTGCAACTAAAGGTGCAACATCGGCAATGCTCGAAGCAAGCTAAATAAATAGCAGCCCTCGACTGTCATAAACAGACTCGGTCTTGTCGTTTCCACAGCGGATAGCACGGTCAAGTGCCATAATCGTTGCCACAGCACCATCGATTTTCTCTGTGGATTTTTCCTTGTCCGGCTTGATGTTTCCGGCAGGGTCGGTGCGGATGAAAATGTTGTCCATCATCCAGCGGAGGACAGGATGCCCGCCGTGGGCAATGCGCTGTTCCAGCACCAGTTTCATCAGTTCCTTGGTGGGCGGGGACATATCTTTGAAGCCCTGTCCAAAGGGAACGACCGTAAAACCCATGCCCTCAAGGTTCTGCACCATCTGCACAGCGCCCCAACGGTCGAAGGCAATCTCTCGAATATTAAAACGCTCACCCAGGCTCTCGATGAACTTCTCGATGTAGCCGTAATGAACAACATTACCCTCGGTGGTTTGGAGGTATCCTTGCCGCTCCCATACATCGTATGGCACATGGTCACGCCGAACCCGGAGATCAAGGTTGTCCTCCGGTATCCAGAAGTACGGCAGGATGATGTACCTGTCGTCCTCATCTTCCGGTGGGAACACAAGCACGAATGCTGTAATATCCGTTGTGGAGGACAAGTCCAGACCGCCGTAGCAGACGCGACCTTCCAGGTCATCCTCGCAGACAGCGAACTCACATTTGTCCCACTTGTCCATCGGCATCCAGCGCACCGCCTGTTTCACCCACTGGTTAAGTCTCAGTTGTCGGAAGGAGTTCTCCTCTCCAGGGTTTTGCTTGGCTGACTCGCAGGCGTCCTTGACCTTGTCGATGCCGACCGTGATGTCGAGGGACGGATTGGCTTTTTTCCAGACCTTCGGGTCCGTCCAATCGTCCGATTCCTCCGCACCGTAGATGACGGGATAGAAGGTGTGGTCGATCTTGCGTCCCTCGATGATGTCCTTGGCCTTCTGGTGGATCTCATAGCAGATGGACTTTGTATCGTTTCCGGCTGTAGTGATGAGGAAATACAGCGGCTGCATCCGGGCGTCACCAGAGCCTTTGGTCATAACATCAAAGAGCTTGCGGTTCGGCTGGGTGTGCAGCTCGTCAAACACCACGCCGTGGGTGTTGAAACCGTGCTTATTACCGACATCGGCGGAGAGCACCTGGTAGATACTGCCCGTTGGCTGATAAATGAGCCGCTTCTGGGAATCCAGTATCTTGACCCGTTTGGAGAGTGCCGGACACATCCGCACCATGTCAGCCGCCACATTGAAAACGATGGATGCCTGCTGACGGTCCGCAGCACAGCCGTAGACTTCGGCTCGTTCCTCTCCGTCACCGCAGGTGAGCAGAAGCGCCACCGCAGCAGCAAGCTCGGACTTGCCCTGCTTTTTCGGAATCTCGATGTAGGCGGTATTGAACTGCCGATAGCCGTTGGGCTTGAGAACGCCGAAAATGTCCCGAATGATCTGTTCCTGCCAGTCAATAAGCTCGAAGGGCTTTCTCGCCCAGGTGCCCTTGGTATGGCAGAGGCTCTCGATGAACATGACGGCGTAATCCGCAGCGTCAGCATCGTAGTGAGAGGCTTTCTCCATGAACCTTGTCGGCTTGTAGTTCTTCAGTTTTCTCGTAATGCTCACCTCCAAGGCACACAATTTCTTGTAATCTGTTGCTTTTAAGAATATTTTCGCATATAATATATGCAGTGATTTTTCTCGAAAAAAATCATTCTCCACCCTTGAGACTCGATTAAATGCAGGAATAATCCAGCAAGGATCTGCCGGGGTCAGCTTAGAAGGTGACATATTGTCCGCTATTCCGTGCGTAGCCGAGGAGCAGTTGTCAAGGAGAAAGGAGAAACAGCCATGGCTATCAAAAAAGGCGTGTCCGCTAAGACACACACTCAAAAGCAGCTCGATGATTATGCCAATCAGCACAATCCGAACAACAAAGCCTACCAAGCCAGAATTGCAAACGAGAAAAAGACCAAAAAGTCAACTCGTAAGCAGGAAGCAAAGCGGCAGGCAGCGTTGTTCGACGAACTTGGGTTGAACGCAGATATTGACTGGATGTGCTACAGCAACCCCTATGATTTCGACTGATCTGCGCTTTTGAGCAGGAAAAGCATCTATCAGAAATGGTAGGTGCTTTTCATTTTTTCCAAAGGGTATAAAAATAGCCGCCACCGAAATCGGTGCGACCTTCCGTATAACGAGCAGCAGCCCCTTTCGGAGCCGTTGCTTTGAAATTTTGATTTTTTACCAGTTCTCGCTGTGGAGCAGAAGCTCCAGCGCAAGCTGCGTGTTCTCATCGGCGGGCTCAATGTCCCAGCCCCTGTCGTAATTGCAGACGATGTATCCGTTGCGCTTGAACATCAGCTTAGAAATGCGTCCACCGTCGATGCCCCACTCGGAGCCTTTGTTGTACTGCTTCATCCAGTAGTGAAAAACCTCGCCGTTTACCTTGATGCTGCTTTCTTTCCACATAACCGTGTACCTCCGTTTGTTTTGTTGTGAGTGTATATTACCTCTGAAGTACGGATATAGCCAGTTACTTCGGAGATATATACTACACAATCATTTGGGGTGGAAACTGTGTATATTACAGCGGTTCTCCCGTGAGGATGAAATGCACATACTCGCCTCGGTGTTCTTCGAGGAATACCACCAGCTCGTAAAACCGCATCTCATTGGCAATGTACTGTGCCATCGGCACATCAAACATATTCGTGCGGCCGGTCTTGCGGATGGCGAGGATCTGCTCTCGGACTTTCTCAGTCATTGTTGCACCTCCGGCAGATGTCCTCGCCGTAGGCCACGCTCAGACCGCAGCCGTTATCCCAGGCAACCATGATGCTGCCGATGTCATCCACGCCTCGCACGGTGCCTTTCGTGCCAACGGGCGGTGCCTGTGTATCGTCCATCCGAACAAGCTCCACTCGGGTGCCGACCGGGTATTCCTTACGGATACGCTCGACCGTCTCTTTACTCGGAAATCTCATGCTGTGTACCTCCGTTCTTGAAAGCCGAAGATCCGGACAGATTCTTCAGCAGAATTTTTCGGGCAGCCTTGTATTCCGCACCGATGAAGCCGAGCCGCAGGAGAAAGCAGCGGAATGCGTACTTCTCATTGTCGGTCGACTTTTCCGTTGCGTTGACCCGTTTCTGATTCCGTGCCATTTCGCACAGCTTGCAGATGAAAGCGTCGTAAGCATTCATCTCGTCCGGGGTGGGAGTCGCCGGGAACCAAGGGAAGGATACCTTCGTGTCGGTAACTTCCAATGGCAGGTCAGCGACTCCGAGGGCTTTCTTGATAAGACTTCCCTTGGCTGTGATGAGTGCCTTGAGATTTTCCAGATTGCTGTCGGTGAACAGACTCTTCGGCATAGAAACGCAGACACCGCGGGGTTCATCCTCATCCTCGGTGTGGCTCTGATCGATGTCAAAGCCCTCATCGTAGATATGCTCAAGCAAACTTTCAATGACCTCGCTGTCGGCATGGTCGTCAAAGGAAAGGCTGCCGTTTCGGTCGATGGTAAAGTAATCCACCTCATAGTTGAATGTGGGTGCACCGTAGTACTTTGCGGGGGCACCGAGCCAGTCGGAGATGGTCTTAACCAGCCGTTTGCGCTCTGCGCCCTGTGCATGGATTGTAATCGTCATTTTCGTGACCTCCTTGATTTTTGGTAGTCACATATTCGCTCTGAACGCTCTGAATAGCAAGGCTCAGATGAAGAGAATGATGTAGATTTATTCGTCGCCGGACTGTGCATACCACACAATGCTGTACGCGTCATTCGTCATGGGGCACTACCTCACTGTATTTGTATTCTTTGCCGTCACGCAGAACACCGACCTTCTCATCTGTGCCGACCTGCTCTATGTATCTGCGGACAATGACATCGCAAAATTTCTCGTCCAGTTCGATGGTACAGCAGATACGGTCGGTTTGCTCACAAGCAATGAGCGTGGAGCCAGAACCGCCAAAGGGGTCGAGCACCACGGAGTTTGCCATAGAGCTGTTCTGAATGGGATAGACCAGAAGCGGGATCGGCTTCATGGTAGGATGGTCTCCGTTTTTCTTGGGCTTGTCGAACTCCCAGATGGTGGACTCTTTGCGCCCAGTGTACCACTGGTGCTTGCCTTTCTTCTTCCAGCCGTAGAGGCACGGCTCGTGCTGCCACTGATACGGAGAGCGTCCCAGCACCAGCGACTGCTTCTTCCAGATACAGCAGCCGGAGAGGTAGAACCCTGCGGCATCAAACGCCTTTCGGAAGTTCAGCCCCTCGGTGTCGGCGTGGAACACATAGATGGAGGCATCGTCCGCCATGACCTTCTCCATATTGGAAAAGGCATCGAAGAGGAAGTCGAAAAACTTCTCCGATGCCATGTTGTCGTTCTTGATTTTCCCGGCGCTGCCCTCGTAGTTCACATTGTAGGGCGGGTCGGTGATGACGAGGTTTGCTTTGTGGCCGTCCATGAGAGCGGTGTAGGTTTCCCCCTTGGTACTGTCGCCGCAGATGAGCCGATGCCGCCCCAGCGTCCAGATGTCGCCGGGCTTCGTGAAGGTAGGCTTTTGCAGCTCGGCATCCACATCGAAATCGTCCTCTTTGGCTTCGATTCCATCGTCAAACAGCTTTGACAGCTCTTTTTCGTCAAAACCTGTGAGGAGCGGGTCGAAGTCTGCCGCCTGCAAGGACTCAATCTCCACACGCAGGAGTTCTTCATCCCAGCCTGCGTCCATCGCCATGCGGTTGTCGGCAATGATGTAGGCTTTTTTCTGCGCTTCCGTAAGGTGGTCGGCAAAGACACACGGCACTTCGGTGATGCCTTCCTCCTTGGCGGCAAGAATACGACCGTGACCGGCAATTACGCCATAGTCACGGTCGATGATGACAGGATTGATAAAACCGAACTCACGGAGCGAGGAGCGGAGCTTATTGATCTGTTCCGGGCTGTGTGTCCGGGCGTTGTTGACATACGGCACCAGCTTTGTAATGGGAACGAGCTGCATTTCGGTCGTTGTTTTCATCAAACCAGCCCCCATTCCGCAAACTTCTCAAAGCCGCCGACCGAGCGGATATAGTTTCGAGCAATCTCCACGATTTTCTCATACGGACTGCCGTCCACGGTATCGTCCCCGATGGCGCAGCAGAGCGTCACGGGCTTGCGGGTTTCCTGCGCTTTGAGAAAGGCATAGATATTCACGGACACATCTGCCTTGGACAGATCCTTGCCGTGCAGACCGCCGCCGGTCACTGAGTCAGCCATATCCGAACCGAGCTTGCGGTTGGCAGCGCCGGTGTCCACATCGGTACCGCCTGTCCAGTCACCGAGTGGGTTGATCTCCGCATCGGGACAAATCTCGCGCAGATGCTGTGTCTCGGCATTGCTCTGACAGAGGATGAGTCGGTCACCGTCCAGAATGTATTTGCCGTCAAAGGGATGTTTGGAGAAAATGCTCCGTGCGATTTGCGACAGCTTTTTCTGCTCCTCGGTCACGGGCATTCCCTTGAAGATGCCGTTATCTCCGCAGCGGACGCCGTCTGCTTGGTTTTCGGCAAGGTGACCGTCCTGCGGCACTTCCACATAGTCCACAGCGAGGGTTCCAGCAATGCGGTGAACGGCGGCGGTGATTTCCTCTATCGGAATACTCACCGAAGCCTCCGCAATGATGTGGCATACGCCGTGACCGATGAGGACTTCAACAGCGATGCGGGGATTTTCTGCTTTCTTGTATGCCAGGTCGACAAGCGCACCGGCAATTCTGTCTGCCACCTTATCCGGGTGGCACGGATTTACTTTTTCAAACATGGTGTTACCCCTTTCTCGCACGGAGCAGGCGTTCCATAAGGTCGTCCTGCGGCGTTGACTCGCCGTATTCCGTACTGCAGTTTTCTTTCACGATCTGGAAAATCTCATTCCAGAGCCGAACCGCCTGGTTCATGTAGTTGATGCCGATGTTAATAAACGGAGACGGGATCGGCTTTCCCGTGGTGGGGTGCTTGGAGAGAAAACCCATGCGGTTGGTCATTTCCTCGCACTGCACCCAGCGGGCGGAACACATGGCGTAGCGCTCCAAGAGCTGCGGCGACACCTTTGCGGCACAGCCGATGCCTTTGAGCCACTGCCAGGTTTCCGTGTAAATTTCCTGCGCCTGCAGGACGCTGCCGTCCCTCTGCTCGGCGGAAAGAAAATCATGGGGCTTCGGCATGACAACACCCTCGACTTCGGGAATATCCAGCACTTCAAGTTTTCTGCCGCCGGGATTCCCGTTTTCGGCCTTGTCCTTGACTGCGGATTTCTTCCTTCCCGCACCGGGTCTTGCACCGCCGCGCCCGCCTGTGTTATTCGATTTTGTGGGCATCCGAGTTCACCTCCCTTAATTACCCTTTTGATTTCGCCTTTTTCGCGCACGTGACCCCGGGCCGTTGCCCGACCGAAAAGGTCCCGGAGATTTTCATCCCCCTACCGGTCGCCGAGGTCGTGGTGGATCTTGGTGTGGCAGGACTGACACAGGCTCATCAGGTTGTCCCTTGCGTGAGTGCCGCCTTTGGAAACGGGCAGGATGTGGTGAACTTCCTGTACCGGAGTCAGCCGACCTTCCTTGAGGCACATCTCACAGAGGGGATGCTCCGCCGCATAGCGGTCACGGATGCGTTTCCATGCTCTGCCGTACTTGCGGTTAACATCGGAGCTGCGCTCGTATTTGTCGTACTTGCGGCGTTCCGCCGCACGGTGCTGTTCACAAAACTGTCCTTCACAGAGGTTGGGGCAGCCGGGATGAGAGCAGGGTCGCAACGGTTTCTTCGGCATCGTTTCACCTCCTTGGGCATAAGAAAAGCCCCACGGGATTGCTCCCATGAGGCTGTCCTCGATTCTTTTTCGCTATTGTAATGATACTACATTTAGGATGGGAACTCTACGGAACTATCATGTACACTTTTTGCTTTCAGAATATCTGCCACCACATCCAAGGCGCGGTCGTGCAGTTTCTGTATCCATTTCCCGCTGTAGTGCATATCCACAGCAATCTGCTCCCAGGTGTGGAAGCACAGATACCGCTTCTCCAAAAGAATCTGGTACTCGGTGTTGTCTACAGACTTAATGACCTCCACGATCTCACGCTTCAGATCCACAAGTCGGTCGATGTCCCTGTTGATTTCTCCCTGCAGGTCAATGATTTTGCACACGGCATCCGCCATCGTGGAGCCGCCGCGATTGGGATTTCTCGGCATACCTGTCAATGTGGCGGTGCATTTGGTGGCAAGTTCATTCAGTGATGCGACCTGGGCGATTTTTGCGTCAATGCGCTGGTCAAGGTGGTGCGCCTGCGAGAGATACTCTTTTGCTGTCATGCCGCTACCTCCTTATGCACCATGCGGCGAACACCCGTCATAAGATATTCTCCGTCCAGGTCGGTAAGCGTTCCGTACCAGCCGGAACGGAAGAAACGCTCCAATGCGTTCACCTCGGCTGCGAAATCCTCGTTATCCGGGAAGCGGTAATGCTGCTTGAGTGCTTTTTTGTAGTCTTTTACGGCCAGTTCTACAATGGCGTTGGCTAATGCCTGATAGGGGTTCATATTCGTACCTCCGATGTTTTAAGATCCTCGGATTGGCACGGATTGTCGTTATTTGTCGAACTGTTGTCTCAGATTTTCAGATTTGCCTTGACTGCAGCTATCAAGGCCGACTGTGTTTTATCTTTGGCTTTCAGCGCACGCAGAATCTGCTCATCAATGGTGTCATCCGCTATAATGTGCTGCACCACCACAGTTTTGGAGGTCTGACCTTGCCGCCACAGGCGGGCTATCGTCTGCTGGTATAGTTCAAGTGACCATGTCAGCCCGAACCATACGATGGTGCTGCCGCCGCTTTGGAGATTCAGACCGTGTCCGGCAGAGGCGGGGTGGATCAGTGCTATGGGGATCTCGCCGTTGTTCCACCCGCGGATGCTGTCGGAAGTATCAAGGCGGGAAAACGGAATGTGCCGCTCATGAAGCCGTTTCATAATCCTCTCCAAATCATGCTTGAACCAGTACGCCACCAGAAGAGGTTTGCCGTTGGCAGCTTCGATGATGTCCTCCAGTGCATCCAGCTTGCGGTCATGGATAAGGACTGTATTTCCGGCATTATCATAAATTGCGCCGTTCGCCATCTGGGACAGCTTGCCGGAAAGCGCAGCGGCGTTTGCGGCACTGATCTCTCCATCGGGCAGGTCCAGTATGAACTGCTTTTTCATTTCCTCATAGGCATCCCACTCGTCCTGACTTAGATACACCCGGTATTCGCTGGAGATCAGCTTCGGCATTGTCAAGTGGTCGGTTGATTTCATGGAAATCGTGATGTCCGATATTTTGCGGTATATTTCCTGCTCCGCTCCCAGCTTGGGGCGATAGCTGTACACGATCTGCCCGTTCATGGCGTCCGGCACGAAATATTCCTGTCGGTAATGCGTAATAAATCTGCCGAGGCGTTTACCAAGATCGATAACCTTGAACTCCGCCCACAGATCCATCAGACCGTTGGAAGCGGGTGTGCCGGTCAGCCCGACAACTCGCTTGATTCTGGGACGCACCTGCATCAGAGCCTTGAATCGTTTGGACTGGTGATTTTTGAAAGAAGAAAGCTCATCAATGACCACCATATCGAAGTGAAAGGGCATCCCGCTCTTTTCTATGAGCCACTGCATGTTTTCCCGGTTGATGATGTAAATATCGGCTTTGCGCATCAATGCGGCTTTGCGTTCCGCTTCACTGCCGACCACCACCGAATAATTAAGGCTGTGGAGATGATCCCACTTTTGCAGCTCCGCACTCCAGGTATCACGAGCCACTCGCAGCGGCGCAATCACCAGCACCCGGTGTACCTCAAAGCTGTCGAACAGCAGGTCGCCTATGGCAGTGAGGGTGATGCTCGTTTTGCCAAGACCCATATCAAGCAGTACTGCGGAGAAGGGATGCGTCTTGATGTAGTTGATGGCATATTTCTGATATTCATGCGGTGCGTATTTCATCCAGTATTCCTCCAATCTGCTCTGGGTCATCAAGGACATACACCTTAAAGCCCAGCCGCCGCAGCAGTCTGTGTCTGGCAGCCTGCAGCGGTCGCGGTTTCTTGCCCGGCGCTTTGACCTCCACAAAGCCGATCTTGCCTTCCGGCAGAAGCACGATGCGGTCGGGCATTCCGTCAAAGCCGGGGCTGACCATTTTCGGTGCGATGCCGCCTGCGCTTTTTACAGCTTTTATCAATTTCTGTTCTATCGTTTTTTCTCTCATAGTGATCCTCCATCAGGAATTAGGTGGGTGGTGACAGTCGATGACAGTTATTTCAGTAACTTCTCTTAGAACTTGTTTTTTTAAGGCTATAAGAGAAGTTTCTGTAGAGAGTGTCATCGACCGTCACCCTATGCTCAATCCAGGAAATCCGACTTAAGCTGCAGGCCGAAAAGCATCCGTGCGGATTTGCTTCTTTTCCTCTCAAAACCGGCGCATTCCAGAGCAGTGTAGAAATCTGTCGTACTGCGAACATAGTCGCCCACCTGCGCACAATAACTGCGGTATGCGTTGTAGACATCGCCGGATTTCGCGGAGAAAGCGTCGCCAACCTCGCAGCATTCGTCCAGAAACTGCGAGAGCCAGTCGTTGTTGTCTTTATATTTTTTGATGGCTTCCTCCACCACGGCAGGCTTGATGATATGATAGTCGTTGTCGATCACACGCTTTGCACCGACCATGATCCATTTCAGGATTGCGCCGCCGGCCTTCTCGAACAGGAAATCGGCATAATTCTTGACGTCGGATTTTCCCTCGATTTTTGCATTGAAAGGGATCACAATCAGCCTCCGCCAGGTACCGGCATCGATTGCGCCGACCTTCGGCAGATGGTTGGTATAGAGGACCAGCGTGTGGCTCGGTACATAGCTGAAGGGATCTTTGTACTTCTTTTCGGCGTAGATTTCGTCCGTGGAGCACAGCTGCTTCACGTTGGAAGTGCTCAGCCGCATACCTTCCTCCAGTTCCGCTGCGATAATCAGCCGCTTGCCCTTAGCCTCGGCCAGTTCCGGCTTCACATTTCGCTTGCAGCCCACGGTCAGCGTATCGGCAGACATATTTCCGCTGTAGGTGCCGAGTACGTGGGAAAGCGTGTTCCAGAAGGTGGATTTACCGTTTCGTCCTTCGCCGTAAGCAATAATCAAGGCTTCGACACACACTTTTCCGATGGCGGACAAGCCTGCAATCTCCTGCACATAGCGAATCAGATCCGCATCGCCGCCGAAGAATGTTTCCAAGGCGCCCTGCCAGATATCCATGCCGTCATCGGCCGGGTCAACGGTGGTTTGCTTGGTGATGAAATCCGTCGCTGTATGTTCCCGTGCGGATACAAGCCCCAGACGGAGGTCGTAAGTAGAGGTCGGGGTATTCAGCAGAAACTCATCCGAATCCAACTGCCGCTGGTCGATCTCCAGCATGGGGTGCGACTCTTTTAATGCAGCGGAGATGTATTTGGAGTCACGGCGCTTGATGGCGTAGTTGCGGTAGGTCGTGGCATTCTCATATTTCTGAAAAGACCGCGCCTGTTCCGAATTAAAGGCCGCAGCTGCCTTCTTGGGACCCATCGACGCCAGCAGTTCCCAAGCACCGTTTTTCATCATCTCATCGGTGGTCTTCCTGATTTCGGTCTCCGCCTCCTCAAGCTGGCGGGTCGTCAGCTCCTGCGCCACCGCCTGTGCCTTTGGCTTGGACTCTTCCCAAAAGCCGCCGTTGTACACGAGAAAATCGGTAGACGGCGTATAGCGGAGCTTTGCCTCGTATTCCCTTGAAAGGACGGTGGCCTGTCCTACATCGGAATAGTCGGTCGGCTTCAGCTTAAGCTCCTGGTTGTACTGCTCCGGCGGAATGTAGCCGTCCTGTGCGGAGATTTTTCCGTAAAACCGCTGTGCGCTGCGCCAGATGCTGTCCAGTTCCGACTGCTCCAAGGGCGGCTGACAGCAAGCGGCGACCTCCGTAAAATGCTTGCGCGCTTCTTCGGTATTTCCGAAGCGTTTCAAAATGCGCCCGGCATAGTGCGACATGGTGGCATTGCGGCTTCCTTCGGGAATAATGATGCTGTCGTAGCTGCCGGAGTCCATATTTGTGTCGAAATCGTCATCAGCAAGGAAAGTTGTCAGCGTCATCGGCCCGTCAAAGATGTCGACCTGCGGTGCTTTTGTTCCGAAGAAGAATCTGGCGGCATCGAGCGCCTTAGTGTCAAAATACGGGAAGATGGCGTTGACCAGCTTTTTCAAATCGCTGTACTGCGCTGCATCCGTCAGCCGGTCAATGGGAAACAGCACATGAAATTTAGGCCGCGCTTCCTTGCCGTTTTTCACCTTCATATGGTTGCGGCTGTAGTGAACCGCAAAGGCCACGCCGGGAAATGCGGCGGCAACATCGGAGGGATAGACCCAGTCCTCCGGATCATCGCTGTGGTCGTTATCGCAGTCGACAGGGAGACAATCTGCTCCGAGGAAATTGTCATTATTGCGGTAGTTACCCCTGTATTCGGCGCATACATAATCGTAAGACACAGCCTGCAGCAGCGTGTTTTTATCGGTCACCGAGACCTTATGCGGGTAGACGCAGTTTTCCGGCATCCCCAGGCGGTCGGCGCGGTACAGTGTAAATTTCATCGTGATACCTCCTTACAGGTCTCGCTGAAATAGCGAATCCGATAGCCCTTCCATGTGGCTCTTTTGATTTCTGCCTCCATACCTTCGGAGATGTGTTCACCGAAAACCCACATTTCCGCACATTTACTGAGAATTGCGTTGCCGAAGAACAGCCCCAGCTCACGCTCTTTTGGCTTGTTGTCGTCAAGGAACTGCGGAAAGAGCAGATGCGGTGCAATGGGAATATATCCTGCTTCCACCGCAAAGCGGCTGTAGCGTCTTGCGGCGGCAGTGTTGTTTTCGACGTCTCCGGCATACGGACTGCAGATATACACGATGGGTCTGAATGCCCGGAGCGTCTTTTCTTCTTTTTCAATGGAACAGAAAGCACCGTAAGCCGTAGGGTCGACATAGCCTTCTGCATTTCTAAAATCAGCCATGACAGGCTCCTCCAATCTATAGTTTTCACTACCCACTGGAGTGTTCCGTGGGCAGTGGTCCGGCTTTAGTCCTTTTTGTAGAACATGGTTTCATAACCGTCGGCGCGGAGCTTCAGCCCGTCAGCCCACGGCGGGGTGCGCCCCATCTGGTCACATATGGTGTGGAGTTCAACCTCCGGTGCGGCTTCTATTACCAGTTCGTCGTGAATGTGCATGGTGATAAAGCAGTGAGACAGGGTTTGCATGGCATAGCAGAGGATATCGCGGGAGGTGGCCTGAACGATGTTTTCCACCAGCTTCGGACCGTAGGTCTCCAGCCGCTCCCATTTCTTTGTGCCGCTGATGCCCTCGTAGGTGATGCATTCGCCACCGAACTGGTTAGTGCCGGGTTTAGGCTTCACATAGGAAAGCCTCCTGCCAGACGGAAGTGTAATGAAAAGCATCCCGCTTCGATAGGCGAACTCGATGCCACAGACCTCGCTGTCCAGATGCTGCTTTACGGCACTCATGGCGGCGCGGTCGATGTCCCACCAGAACTTAACGATGTTCCGGTTCGAGCTGCGCCACGCAGTGACCAGCGGCTGCAGTTCATCTTCGGAAAGTCCCATCTCCAGGGCGCCCATTGCTTTGAGTGCGCCGACCGAGCCGCCATAGCCAAGGGCGAGTTCAGCGATTTTGCCCTTCTGACGCAGGTGTCCGTTTACGCCGTGCTTTTCCACCGGAACCTTGAACATCTGTGACGCAGACGCACAGTAGATGTCGCCGCCTTTTTCAAAAACCTCCTGACGCCAGGTTTCTCCCGCAAACCATGCCAGCACTCTGGCTTCAATGGCGGAAAAGTCGGCAACGATGAACTTGCAGCCGCTTTTCGGCACAAATGCGGTGCGGATCAACTGCGACAGGGTATCCGGCACATCTTCATACAATAGCTGTACGGCGTCAAAGTCGCCGGAGCGAACCAGACTGCGAGCCTCGGCCAGATCGGGAAGATGGTTCTGCGGCAGATTTTGCATCTGGATAATGCGTCCTGCCCAGCGGCCGGTCCTGTTGGCTCCGTAGAACTGAAACATCCCACGGGCACGGCCGTCTGCGCATACGGCTTTCTCCATCGCCTGATACTTACGGACGGAGGATTTCGCAAGCTGCTGGCGAAGCGAAAGAACCTTTTGCAGCTCTGTCGGCACAGTTTTGAGCATTTCCGCAACTTCCTTCTTGCCCAGGGAATCGACCACCAAGCCATTATCCGAAAGCCACTGCTTCATCTGCTGTACCGAGTTGGGGTTATCCAAAGCGGTCAGCTTCTTCATGGCGTCGGTAAGCTCTTTGCGGGAGCGGATGTCCATGGCAATCGCCTGATGCACCAGCTCCATATCCAGTGCAACACCTCTGTCGTTGATTTCCTGGTCAAGGTGATACTGGTTCCACACAGCTTTCGGCACAGGGAACTTGGCGAGTTTTTCCTGGATGGACATTTCGACCTCAACATCACGGACGTTATATCGCTTGAAGGCAGACCATTTGTCCGGCGCGTTTTCCGGCAGATTGCGGGTCCGACCGCCGTTGGCCTTCGTCGGCGCACAGGGCTGACAGAAATACTTGATGAGTTCTTTGCCTTCGGTCAGCTTTTGCTTCCCAAGCCCCAGAACGGCACCGACGCCCTCCAGTGAAAGCGGAAGCCCCATATATGCAGACCAGATCATGGTGCATTTCCAGGAGACAGGGTCGAGATAATTTCCCACGGTATCCTCCGGGATGCTGTAGCCGGTATTATCAAAGTTGCCGTTTTTCCGAAGCCAGCGTGAGAGGCATATCCGCTCGAACTGCGCATTGAACGCCCACTTTGTGACACCTGTGTCCGTCAGGGCGGCAATAATCTCCGCAGGAATCATCTCTCCGCAGGCAAGGTCAACCACCTGCACGGGACTGCCCTCAACGGAGTATCCGAAGAGAAGAATGTCAAAATCCGGCGCTTCGGTGTATTTGTAGACGCCACACTTGGCAAGGTCAACGCTGCTGTATGTTTCAATATCGATACTGAGTGTTTTCATAAACAGGAATCCTTTCCATAGCCCGAATGGGCGGCAGGAACATTCCCACCGCCCACAGGCCGGAGATTACTCTTTGTTGAGCTCTTTCATGCGGGCTTCGTGATACTCCACCTCACGAAGGGCGTGTTCCTTTTCAAGTTGCCGGCGCTCTTCCTCCCACGCCGCATTGCGCTTATTGCGCTTGCGGTCATCGACGGTGTCAATGATGAATCTGACGATCCAAAACACCGCCAGGAGCAGATACAGGGACAGAAGCAGGATGCAGAGAATCGTGGTAATACTCATGCTGCGCACCTCCTCAAGACAGGAAATCTTCGTCCACATCGGTGGCGAAATCGGACGCCGCACTGGACTTGACGCCGAGAGGCTCACCGTCACGGATCTTCTGCAGGTTGTTCAGCCCGCAGGCGATGCCCTTGTTGCCGTTGCTGTTGAAGGCGTAGAAATTGATGCTGGCACGACCGTACACGCCGGAGTAAACCTCGGAGCGAGTCAAGATGGGGTTGCAGTCGGCGTCCACGATACCGGGAGCAGTGGCGGAGTTAGCGTTGATAAAGTAGCTGTTGGCATAGGCGGGATCATCTGGGCGCTCGATATCTCCGTCGCGGAGGGGCGTTTTGATTGCGGTCAAAGGCGGAACGGAGCGGCCGTTGCCCTTGAGCTTCGCCTGACCTTCCTCATAGGCCGCCTGGATAGCCGCCTTGATCTTCTGGACGGTCACGGTGTCAGACTTGGGAATAATGAGGCTGACGCTGAACTTCGGCGTGCCGCCGTTGATGGATTTTGCTTCCCAGACATTGGCGTAGGACCAGCGCGTATCTTTGCCGGTAATGACCTTCATGGGGTTTACGAGCTTAGTGGTAGAATTCGACATATCAGTTGTCCTCCTTAAAATCATCGATAATGGTTGTCATTGCCGGTCTTTTATCGCTTTCCGGCACGAGCGTGGGTTTGCCTTGCGGCTTGGTGATCAAATCACCGAGGATTGCGTTGAATTGCTTCTTTCCGAGCATCGCGGTCATAGCGGTAATGCCGAGAACCTTGTGTTCATAAGGGTCGTACCCTGCGGCGGTCACGGCAGCGATGACGGCGTGTTCGTCTGTGTACTTTCGGTTGGAGCGACCCTCGACCAGCTTGTAGCCGGACCATTGTTTTCCGCTGATGGCCGCCTGCAGCGCATAGTCCTTGATGTCGGACGCCCAGGTGGTCAGTCCGTCAATTTGACCGAGGATTTCCTCGACCTCCTCATCCGTGAGCAAGGGCGGCTGCCGAAACTCATATCGGGCAAGTTCCATGTTGGCTTTGGCTCTCTCGCGGCAATCCGCTTTTGCCTTGCAGAACTGGCACCATTCGCCGCAGTGATATTCACCGCTGCCCCGGAAAGCAAGCTCTGCGGTCGGCGTCAAAACCTTGTCCGCCCATTCGCAGAGTTCCTGCTTCGGCATGGAGAAAGTGCTGACATTGGAGCGCCTGGGCTGGTAAATCGTCATGCTGACGGTGTCGATGTCATAGATACAGTCGAACAGCTCCAGCGCACCGAGGGCATATAGCTTCATCTGCGGATTATCGTTGGCTTCCACCAGGACTCCGCGCCCATGCTTGTAATCCACAATGTGCAGCGTTTCGTCTGCGATGATGACGCAGTCGCCGGTGCCGAAGCCCTCTTTTACATATTTGTAGTAGTCAAGCCGCTGCTCGATCAGCACGACAGGGTCAGTGCAGACTTTCTTAGCTTCTGCGACCAGTTCCATTACAAAAGCAACATAGCCGTTGGCGCAGTCCTCCATTTCGGCGCTGTACCAGGTAAGGCTTTCTGTCGGATCCTGCGCCGCCATGCCGAGTGCTTTTCGGAGCTTATACTCGCAGAGTGCATGGGCGTCGGTGCCCTCGGCGGCAAAATCGCTGCCCTTATCGTCGTAGCTTTCGCAGAGCCTTGCCGAAGGCGGGCAGTTGAGCCACCTGTGGGAGGAGGATGCGGAAAGCAGAGCATGATTACCCATTGCCCAGCACCTCCGCATCCACCACAAGACCCCCGTACCGGGTGGGGTCTACCTCGGAGAGCTTGGTTGCTCCATACTTCTGAAGAAGGTCACGAATCTGAGCGGTGAAGCCATCTCTGGACTTTTCTGCCAAAATTGCTCTGACTTCTTCAAGCGAATATGTCTTTTCCGGGGCGGGTACAGCCTCCGCATCGTCAGTGCTGCCGAACGTATCGGTCAGCCAGTTGGCGATGTCGTTAATAGAAGATGCAATATCCCGTAATTCTCGGATGGTCGTTTCCATTTCGCTCATTTTGCTCATCGTGTTTACCTCCTTTCTCTGATTGACTTGCCTGGTTCAGCTGAATCAGCTTTTTTGCCAGACGCTTCGACACTACGCTGATTGCCGTAAGCACACCGATCAGTTCCTCATCGCTCACGGGCTTGGTGTTTCTGGACTCGTTCATTGGCGATTCCTCCTTTCCGAGGTGCTGAGTTGTCTTGCCGTCCTCAGTACCAACTGGAGGGAAGCCGTCGAAGCGGTCCGCTTTTTGCTGAAAAAAAGATTTATCCCTTCGACCGCAGTTCTGCAGCCGAAGGGATGATGGAAGATATTAGATGTAATAGTCTTTGAGCCTATCCTGCAGTTCCGCACGGATTTTTGCCCAGTGCCGCTTAAAAGTGGAACGCGCCATACCCATGATTTCTGCGGCTTCACGCTCCGAATGGTGCATCATCAGCTCACAGATGCGTTTGCCTTCCGGGTCAAGACGGTCGAGTTCGTCATACAGCGCCTTGAGCAGTTCTTCGTCCATAAGGATGGAATCCGCAGTCGGCGCATTGTCCGCCAGCGTGTCGCCGAGGGTCAGATCGTCATCCTCGCCACCGATGGCCGTGTCGATAGAGACCTTCTTCCCGGCAGCGTAAAACGGGCAGCCGGGGCAAACACCGTCGCACTTCCAGATTTGAGTCTTGATGCAGCGGCACTCGCCGTTCTTTTGAGCGTGATACCTGGTGTTCCAGATTGGGCGGTAGTACGCCCGGTAAACTTCCTCGCTGACCTCGATGGCTTGTCCATCAACAGGGATAAAGAATTTCTTTGCTTCGTTTGACATAAAAATTTCCTCCGTTCGATTTGCATGGAACGGAGGAAACTCTTATGGTCAGCTGCAAAATGGGTATAGAAATCCAACCACAGTCCCGACGGAGATTTCTCCGTTCCGGTCTGCAGCTTCCTTATCCAGTAGGCAGCTGTTCGTATTAACTTGTCCCGTCAAGCGGCACTGGATCGTCCGGGGCCAGCGGACGTATCGTTTGAAGGCGTGAGATTTAACTCACATGTACTATTTTATTGAAAATCTGTATTTTCACGAGGAAGTCGCACTTCCGATCCAAGTGGCCGAAAAGCCTGTAAAAGGGCAAAAAAATAAGGCCCTCATGTCTCGAAAGACATAAGAGCCTTGATAAATCAGGATTCTATACCGGAAGTGCGACTTCCGATTTATTTTTAAGAAGCGGTCATTTTGTTCCCGTTTTTAGGTAATTGCTGTGGAATACCGGCATCCCGCAGCTTTTCGTTCCACATAAAGATGTTTTCCATGTGGTGATTATCAATCAAGTACCGATAAACGAGGAACTCTTCGGAGGCGGTCATAATGTTATATCCGGCCTTTGCAATCAGGTCATAAGAGAAAGATGGATGTAGGTTAAGACCTATACAGAGTGCAAGCACACTCTGCAAAGTAGGTTTGGCATCCTTCTTATTCCGATAATCCTGAAGCATTCGTGAGCTGATGCCAGTGCGTTCTTCCAACTTTTCGTTGGTATATTTACGACGTTTAATGTGATAATCGAGGGTGCCGCAGAATGAGGATGGTACTTCAGCCAGAATATCTGATATCCGCTTTGCCTCTGCTGCGATAGTGGCCATTTCACGGGCACGCTTTTGGACATCCTCATTTTTGCCTTCTCTCGGATTGAATTTTGCTTCCACAAAACTCTTTGAATCGGCATCACGGCAGAGAAAACAGATCCGATAAAAAGAGTCATCATAGTGACTACTGACTCTCGTGGTACGGTCGAATAGCAAGCAACACTCGTCGACATGTTCTAATGCGTACTCGGTAAGAGCCGGTTCTGTGTCCTCAATAATACTTACATACTTTGGATCATTGATAACAAACAGCCCACCGGCATGAATAAAGCGCCCCGCTTTGAAATCATCGGAAAGGTCCTGATTAAAAAGGGATTCAACGATAATGTTGTTGCGGTCAATTATAAAAGTCTGCCCTTTTTTCAGACTGCCTTTTTGGAAGGAGAACGGAGGGTAGTTCTTACCGTCAACAAAGTTGAACACACCTACGGCCTGTTCAAAGCCGAGTTCAACTGCACGGATCTTTGCGGCAGTTGTAGATACCTTGAAAAAGTCGGCGAACTCACTGATTGCAAGTTCCATAATGTATCCGTTCCGAAGATGACCTTGGAATGAACTGCGAAGTCTGTTTAGGATTTCGGATAGTTTGGCTTTACCGGTTTTTGCAGGAATTAAAATTTTGGGAGTCAGCGCATTTGCCTGCCACTCCATCCATGATAACTCATCTTCGAGCTGGTTGGGCTTCTTCTTATATTCTTCAACAACGGCGCAGGAGATCGCTTGGATGTCAGGATTTAGGAGTTTTTGAAGTTCGAAGAACTTATAGTGCTTATCCCAATGGACGCACTCATGGATTACGGTGTTATTGACAGAACCGATATTCCTCATAAAGAAAACATCGGGGTTAACAAGTACAGTTCCGGGGCTGATGGGCTTCTCTACTATTTCCGTGCATGCTTTATTCCCATATACTTCGACATTTGCATCATTGAAATATGTACGGCCAAAGATGCCACCCGGCAATGGTGCATGATAAACAGTTAGACCCATTTGCTCAACAATCTCCTTGATGGGAAGTGGCATTGGCTCCTTTAAGGCTCGTGGGCAGTATCTTTCGAGGAATTTTTCTGCATGCTTATCGAGATCTTTTGCGTAGATATACGGAACTAAATACTTGGTCAGTGCATCTTCTGCTCGGAACAGTTCTCTTGAGTATTCGGATGCATGTCCTATGTTAACATGCTTAAGACCGTTCTTTAGAGTTGCGGCGAAAGGAATTGACAGCCAACACTCAGTTGAATCGCTTTCATAATCGCGACGGCCACGTCCGGAAATTTCAACTTCAGCACGAATAGTGATCTTGCATTCAATTCTATTAATATCCGACTCATGGTAATTGATGCCCATGATTTGAAAGTCGCTCAATTCCACATAGGAAGGGTCTGGGACAACAGAAGTCGACAAATCCAAGCGACCTTTGTTGTTAAAGAGGTATGATTTTATTTTGCTGAAAATCTGGTTATAGTACACGTCCTCAAGATAGGCCGCAAACGTATCATACTTCTTGGACAAGACACACCCTCCTAACCGGAAATAGATTGGACTTATGTATTATACCACAACTACGATGAAATTTCAACCATAATCAGTGTAAATTCGAGCGTTTTCAGAGAAAACCTCTTGTGTTTTGTACACTTTCGTGATATAATATCTTAGTCGAACTCTGAAACAGGCTTTTTAGATTTAAGGAAGGGATACCGCGATGGAAGTAAGTTACAAAAAACTATGGAAGCTGCTTATAGACAAAGATATGAAAAAGAAGGATTTACTTGCTACGGCGGGTATCAGCTGGGCCTCTGTCACGAAACTATCTAAGGGGGAAACTGTGAGCATGGAAGTCCTAATGAAAATCTGTAAGGCATTAGACTGCAACATCGGAGATATTATGGATCTTATTCCGGAGGAGGAAGTAAATAGTGAGCAGCAGTGATGAGATAATAGGTCACGCTAATCCGCATACGATTAAGAAGTTTGAACTAATCGAAAAGTATGTAGAGGCATGGGCACATAAGCTACTTCAGAATCAATACTGCTCCGGGCTTGTATTCATTGATTGCATGTCAAACAGCGGAGAATACGTTGACGACGATGGTAAGCAGGTTTTTGGCACGCCTGTTCGTGTTGCAAAGTACCTCCGCAACGTTGCTGGACAGTACCCATATAAACGGATTGACCTGTTTTTTAGCGATCTTTGTGCTGCCAGAACAGAACATCTAAAAGGGCTAATGCCGAACGAAAGCCGCAACTTTCATATTCACATTACGACCGAGGACGGGAATGAACTGGCCAAGCGATTAGGGCAAACAATGTCCAACAATAAGCACTACCTTCTCGTTTACGACCCGTTTGAAGCCACTATTGATTGGAACGCAATCATACCATTTATAAACAATTGGAGTGAAGTGATCCTTAACCATATGGTCTCCGATTCTATGAGAGCCGTGAAAATGGTTAAGAAGGATGCGGCGAGAAGTAAATATGAGCAGACCTACCTAACAGACTTGGAAAACCTTATTCCTTATGGGAGTGATAAGACTGCTTATGAAAAGCGCGTCGAGGAGATTATCAAGGCTCTTCACCGGAACAAATCCCGGCAGTATTATATAGCTGCTTTTCCGTTTTTCAACGAAAAGAATGCCATTGTGTATAACTTGATTCATTGCACGAGCAATATTAAAGGGTTCAAGTTGTACAAGCAGTCTGCTTGGCAGACATTTGGAGGAAAGTCATCAACAAAAAACACTCACGGGAACGAGAATCAGATTATGCTCGATTTTGAGGGAAACGGATTCTTGAAAACAATGACTGATGAGTTCTGTTATTACATAAAAGATATTGCGGAATATCTCCAATGTCGCTTTGATGGGCAGACAAATGTCGCATTTGATGATCTCTGGGCTGTCCTTGATGAACACCCAATATTCCCGTCGGACGGGTTCAGAAATGATATAAAGAAAGAACTAAAGCAAAACTATAACGCAGTGGTTTCACGCGGAAGGATTAGCTTTGTACATAGAGGAATTACAGAATGAAAAAGGTCAAAGGATACATCGAAAGAAAAACCATGCTCTACAAGACAGGTGTAGAGTATGGGGACTATACGATGAACCATATTCAAGGCTGCTCTCATGGCTGTAAATATCCGTGCTACGCTTTTATGATGAAGAAACGCTTCGGGCAGGTGAAGTCCTATGATGAGTGGTTGGAGCCTTATCTGGTGTCGAACACACTCGAACTTCTGGACAAAGAAATTCCTCGATTAAAAGATAAAATCAAATCTGTACAGCTGTGTTTTTCAACGGACCCGTTTATGTATGAGTATCCCGAAATACAGAAGATGAGTTTGGAGTCGATCAAGAAGCTCAACGGTGCCGGGATTAAGTGCACTGTTCTCACAAAGGGCATTTTGCCGATTGAGCTGGCAGAGCTCTCAAAAGAAAACGAGTATGGTGTTACGCTGATTACTACAAATGAAGCGTTCAGAAAATGCATGGAGCCGGGGTCTGCGCCGTGGGAAAGGCGGCTTGCAGCACTGAGAGATTTACATGATGCTGGATGCAAAACATGGGTGAGTATCGAGCCGTTCCCGACACCAAACATTGTCAGGCAAGACTTGCAGGTGTTGCTGGAGGAAGTGAACTTCGTTGACAGGATTATATTCGGTCGGATGAATTACAACACCGAAGTTACTGCTTTTGCCCAATACAAGCAGTTCTTCAACGAAAAGGCTGCGGAGGTAATAAAGTTTTGTACTGAGCATGGTATCAGCTACCACATCAAGGAAGGAACAATAACTGGTTAGATATTATTAAACCGATAACCTGCTTTGAATTAGCAAGTTACATCTCTTTAGTGTCCAGTGAACAGCATTTATGCAAGGTTTAGAAAATGTGTAGGAGGAGCCATCACATGATAAGATTTAGAAATCCTGGAACGCAGTACTCAACGCAGGTTCAGGTGATAAAACAACTATATAGTGCTTTACGAGACCAAGCTTTTTTTACTCTTGAGGATATGGCTATCGTAATTGCACAAGGTCGGCTTATGACAGCCTATGGTTACGCCGGTGATGATGCTCTTCGGTTAAGTCATACAGATCAGGAAAGTATGAACTCTGCTTTGATGAACGCAAAAATGTATGCTGAGGTTTTTCGTATGCTTGGATGGGTAACCCCTTACAGCGAAAAGGCCTCGTATCCTTTGGTGTTTACATATATTGGTGTTCATGTGGCTTTATCAACCGGAGACTGCTCTAAACTTTACGAGCAGTGCGTTCTTGGTATTAACAATCCTACACAGTTGACAGATAAAATGCGCTATGATGAAAAAGTGCGCTTTTTCAAATGTGCCTTGCGTTCTTTTATTGACTTGGATGGCATTATGTACAAGCACGAATTGTGTCTTGGTCCGATGAGTATCAACGATGAGGATGAGAACGCATATAGAAGAATGATTCAGTATATTAAGTCATTACGCGGTGATTACAAACGCCTCAAAACGGCATTTGCGGATTTGGCTACAAGTCTCGGAATGAAACCCACCCCTGTTGATAATTGCACAAGGCTTCCCATTGCCTTTATGAAAAGCTGCAATTGGGTGGAATCCGTACAAAATAAGTCATTGTATGGAAAATCCATGTCATGTTTGCAAATCACGAGACACGGAATCGAAATCTATGAAAGTATTAAAGATATGTATGACATGCGCCTTGATAAGTATGTCAGCCTGGATTCGCACATGCAACGTTCCATGATTAGGTTGGGTACATACTCTATGCTTCTCAGAGCAGGTTATGATATGTCTGGAGTTAAAGAGACAATGGATGCTGATGCTGCACAGTGTGAAACTGTTCTTGGCGGTAAAGCATTATTGTTCTCACCATCGCAAACAATTCGCCGTACCCAAGTTGAAGATGTTCTTGGCTTTAAAATGGGGAGTGGCATCGAGTCTCAACATCACATTGAAACTTTCGATAGTGCGGTAGAAGATAGAGATCTGCTGAATACTACTCAGGTATGGAAGCTGAGTATTCCAGAAGATGCTGCTACGGAAATGCTAACTTCCCCAGAAGATTCGGATTTCCTACATCGCGTCAATCAGATGGTCGAGGACGGAAAGAGCAGCCGTGCAATTGTAAATGATCTATTCGATTATTACATTGACGCAACACAAACGACATTCTATCCTCTGATAGCCACTCTGTTCAAAATCATGGGATTTGATTGCTCTTTTTCCAGACCTGGAGATAATGGTGCTCGATGGGATGCAATTATTGATGACCCAGAGAGAAGTATTCCCATCGAGATTAAATCGCCGACTGAAGAACAACATCTTTCCATTAAAGCGATACGACAGGCTTTGGAAAACAAAATTATTCTCTTGTCGCGCAAAACACACATCACTTTGCCTGATGTTACTACATTGGCTGTAGGGTACTATATGCCAAATGAACGCGCCGAGGTAACCCGCCTCATCGCTGACTTTAAGGAGACATATGGATACAGAATTGGAGTGATTGATTTGAAGTCGTTGCTCTCGCTCGCAGTGAGCGTTCTCGTTGATGGAAGAGGCTTTGATAAAGAAAAACTATACACATTGGAGGGATTGGTCAATGCGAGTATTTAAGGAAAGAACGAACAGGCAATCTCTCTCCATCCTTAAGGAGATACCTTTTTCGATAGAAATACATCAGGGGATTCCTGGAACGGCACATTTCAGAAATGGCGATGAATGCCATATTGGATGCATCAGCTGCACAAACCCCAGATGTATGTATTTTTCCGATGACGAGATTGAATGCGACCGCGTTGAGGGATTTCCAAATGATAAATCTATTAACACTTGCCCTGTTGAAGCACTTTCATGGGATAATTCTTCAGCAACACCTGTAATCGATTCAAAGAAATGCATAAATTGTGGTGTTTGCGTTAGTCGCTGTCCCGTAGGTGCATTGTTCTTTTCAGATAAAGGCAGATTGGAGATAAACAAAGTCTCTACAGAGTATGTCGAAAGTAGAAGAACAGATACGACAACACAGGCTGTCCATCTACATCAGATTGAACAGTTAGTAAGAACACCTCGTGCGGGTGTATCCCTCAACGCATCTGACCAATTATTTGAGTCGATTTACGACAAACTGTTCCGCTTAAAAAGTAATTATCACAATGCCGTCGGCCGGAGCTTATTGATTGCTTTGGGATGTAAATGTTCAATGCGAAGGATTGGCGATGTTTATACTCGTATGGATGCAATTTATTCTTCTTCAGCTGGTTCATTCGGTGCTGTTGAAATAGAATTTGGAAAAGACACGCTCGATGCTTCCAGAGGAATCCTGGATGATATTGCGGTTCTTAACACGCGATATGGAGTACATAAACACGACAATAAAGCCCTTGTAATCTGTCTGCAATTACCAAATGCACGACAGGGATATTGGCAGGTCGTAAGAGATGTAAAAAATGTTGAAGGAATCAAAATCGGAACCATAACCGTTGGGGCTTTAATGTTCCTTTTGTGGAATGGATGTATTTTTGAACCAGAAGATGATCGATACTATATCGACTATGACAATATGGACTTAAGGCGTATTCTTTGCATCCAGGTTGACTGCGATGATATCCCCCTGAGCGATAAGGAGCTTGGAATTGCGGAGCCTATGAAATAAGAATTAGAATGAAAAGTGTTGAATAGTCTTGACAAGTTTTGAACTGCGTGGTATAATATAAAGTGGTGTTACTATGCAGAAAGGCGGAACGATAATATGTCCGAAAATATAGTTGGAACTAAACAAGCAGCTGAAATACTCGGAGTAAGTATTTCAACTATTTACAGAATGGTTGAACAAGGTATTCTCCTACCATCAAAAACGCCTGGTGGGCAGAGACGTTTCCCCGTAAGTCAGCTGGAAGAATACAAGGAGAAGAGCCGTACTATCATTGCACCCCAAAACCCTTATCAAATGAAACCCGATACAGATTCGGAGGTGTTTGTTGAGGATATAAGAGATCAGTCATCACGAGTTAATTCTGAAGATGATGAAAATTCCGAATCAGTTGTTGATGATAAGCCGGTAGATCCTCGGAATACCCTAAACGACCTAAATGGTTCCCAATGGCTTCCTGAAACAAAAAGTTTCTTTTATCAGAAAGGACTCGGTGCAAAACACCCCCATGCGCAAATCGAACGTCAGCATCCTGCGCCGTTTTCTTTTCAGGATATTTCTCATCTTATAACTTTTTTTACCAAAAAAGGCATGATGGTACTCGATCCCTTTGGTGGAGTAGGCTCTACCGCAAAAGCATGTGAGCTTGAGGGTCGGGTTTGTACAAGCATTGAACTGCAAGAAAAATGGCATGATTTGGCGATTGAACGATTGGAAACAGAGGTTGGCGAGGGAGCATCAAGGAAGCACATTTTTATTCTTGGAGATACACGCGAGGAACTGAAGAAATTGGGTACCTGCTCATTTGATTTTATGGTTACAAGTCCCCCTTATTGGTCGATTCTGAACAAGAAAGCCGATTATAAGGTAAAAAAAGAGCGTTTGGCCAACAATCTTGCTACAAACTACTCAGATAATGACGAGGACGACCTTGCAAACATCAAAAACTATGAGGAGTTTCTTCGCATTCTCGTTGATGATGTATTTCTTGAATGTGGGAGAATTCTGCGACCAAAAAAGTATATGTGCTTAATTGTTTCTGATTTCAGAAACAAATCTGAATTTATAAGTTTCCACAGTGATTTGATTCAGGCACTAAATAAAAGGACGACTTCGGACGGCTATAAGATCACGCTGCAAGGAGTCAAAGTTCTCCTTCAAAACCATAAAACTCTCTTGCCATACGGCTATCCTTTTGCCTATGTGGAAAACATACACCATCAGTACATACTGATTTTCAGAAAGGACAAAAAGTGATGGCAGAGAAATACGCTGGATTAATCTGTGGGGACTCAGACGTTCTCCTTCAAAATATGCTGGATGCAGGAATAAAAGTCGATCTCGTGCTGACTGATCCACCTTATAACCTCAATAAGGACTTTGGAAACAACAGTGACAAACTTTCGTTGGAGGAATTCCTGACGATTTCAAAAAAACGCATTGAATTATGCCGTGACCTGCTTGTCCCAAACGGAAGTATCATATGGTTCGGTATTCATCACTATATCGGTTTTATTCAATCCATCATGTATGAGGTGGGGCTGAATTATCGGCGAATGAATATTTGGTACTATGAAAACGGCTTTAGTAGGCTTACTACAGCTCCGCTTACGCAATATGAGCCGTTTCTCTGGTTTTCAAAATCATCCAAGAAATGGGTTTATAATGTTGACGATGTTCGGATTCCCTACAAAAGTGCAGCGCGCCTGAAAAATCCTGTCTATTACAAAAACTCAAAGGGAGAACGAGTAAAGTGGGAACCGAATCCGCTCGGAGCTATGCGTGGAGATGTCTGGGCATTTCCCACACTTGCAGGAAAGCTGTTTCAAGATGAAAAAACGCCTCATCCTACTCAAAAACCAGAAGCTTTAATTACTGAAATCATCAAGGCGTTTTGCCCTAAGAATTCAGAGGGGTTCTATGAAGGAACAATATTAGATCCATTTCATGGCTCTGGCACATTGGGGGTGTGCTGTGAGAAGTTAAACAAACAAGGTCACAAAATTAAGTGGATAGGAATTGAACTTGAAAAGCGGTGGTGCTCTGTCGCCCAGGAACGCCTCGAAAAAATATAGTCTTTGTTGCGGCTCGTTGAATAAAAAATAGTACTTTTTAATTATCCCTATACCTTTTAACGGTGGGTAAACCTTTTAATGAAAGGTCAGTGCCGTGTGCATTTGGTATCAAAATAGGTCTTTACTTTCATATAAAGACACCATTGAAATCTGAGCCCTTAAGTTCGGAGTCAATGGTGTTTTTATTATAAAATCCAGTATTTATGCGGCTTTTCGAGGTCGCATTTTCTTTTTGTCAGTCGGACTAAAAAACGAATAACTCGGATTTGGCAATCCGGAAAATTAAAAACAAACCTTTTTGAACCCTTTAGTCTGTCTGCACGTGTCTCAGAAATCCTTCAGTTTCAAGGCATATTCTTCTTCTTTCTGTTCGGGAGTCTTGTATTGCAATTTCTTGTGCGGGCGTTTGGTATTATAGAAAATCATGTACTTGTCCACCGCACTTCGAAAGTCTGATTCCGAGCGATACTTGGTGCGATATAACTCCTCCCGTTTCATAGAAGCAAAGAACGATTCCATTACGGAATTGTCATACGGCACGTGCGCACGCGAAAAAGAGTGCGTGATGTGCAGTGACCGCATATAGTCGTTCATCGCTTTGGAACGGTAGTTACCGCTACGATCGGTGTGGAAGATCAAACTTGAATCCGGTTGGCGTGCTTTATAGGCAATCTGAAAAGTCGACTTCACAAGTTGCGTGCTGTTGGTCTTTCCAATTTTATAACTCACGACCATACGGGAGAACAGGTCGATAATCACGCAAATATAATAAGCGTTTTCGCCGTACTTAAAATAGGTAACATCACTAACCCACACTTCGTTCGGTTTGCACGTGTCAAACTCTTGGTTAAGGTGGTTTTTGTATTTGCGGCCTTCGTCCTCGTATAATTTCTTCGCCGACTGACGAATGCTGACTAACCCCATATCACGCATAAGCGTGCGCACCATTTCGTTGCTGACTTTGAATCCTTCACTTTTCATGACTGCCGCAATTTTAGCGGCACCGAAGATCTGATTGCTTTCGTCGTAAATCTCCTGTATGCGAAGCCGTAGTTCTTCCCGACGTTTCACATACCACGTGTTGTCTTTCTTGTTGCGGAGAACGTGGTTATAAAATGTTCCTCGGGGAATGTCAAACGCATCACAGATCACGTGCACGTTATATTTTCCGTAAAGCTGCTCGGCAGCATATAACCGTTGCCTCAAAGGTGCCTTGGGTGTGCAGGGCGCAGATTTAAGAATTTCAACAATGCTCTCCAAACGTGCGACTTTGTTTTCAAGCAAATGAAAATTGCGGATACTGACTGTCCTTCGGTTATCGGCTTCCTGTTCCTCGCGGTAAGCTCGTAACCAACCGTAAAATGTACTCTTGGGTATGCCGATGTCGGCGAGGATATGCGTCGACAGCTCACCGGATATAACACGGTCAATGACCGCTTGCTTTTCTTCTTGGGTGTATGTTCTCATATTTTCAACTCCTATATTGAATGCATTGAAACAATTTTACGACATTTTCTGTAGGAATTGAAAGAAATGTGGAAATATGATATAGTTAGAAAAACAATCATTTTTATTTGATAAAAAGATTCACGACTTTTTATTAATTATAAGACCAACGCCGGAAAAAACGTACTTAATGGGTGAAAGCGCTTTTAGGTCTGACAAGGGAGGTGAACAACATGGATGATCTGAGAATCATAGAACTCTACTTTGAACGGGATGAGCAGGCAATCAAGGAAACGGATGCAAAGTACGGCAAGCTCTGCCACAGTATTGCCTATAACATTCTGAACAATCACGAGGATTCGGAAGAATGTGTCAACGATACATACGTGGGAGTGTGGAATGCAATTCCGCCTACAAGACCGAGTAATTTTATGTCCTTTGTCTGTAAGATTGCGAGAAACCTGTCTCTGAAGCGGTTGGAGTTTATGAAGCGTGAAAAACGGTCAGCGGATGTAATGTTGTCCCTGGATGAACTGGAATCGGTACTGCCGGATGATCGGTATGCCCCCGACGTGAGTGACGAGGACGTAGGCAAACTGGTCAGCTACTTCCTGCGCACACAAAAGGAGGACGTGCGAAATGTCTTTATCCGGAAATATTTCTACTTCGATTCTATCGGAGAAATTGCAGAGCGCTTTGGGTTTACCAAAAGTAAGGTCAAAAATATGTTGTTCTACACCCGAAACAAACTAAGGGACTATCTCATTAAGGAGGGCGTTGAAATATGAAAATACCGAGATTTTCCAATGCCATCGGTAACCTCGATGAGGATCTTGTCGAGGCGGCAGCAGAATGCAAGAAAAAACAAAATCATTTGCTCAAATTGGGTTCAATAGCAGCCTGCTTTGCTGTGATCATTGTTGTAGGCGCGCTTGTTCTTCCATCGCTTTTAGGCGGCGAACCTACACCAGGAGGCACAAACGATAGGTATAAAGACATTAACATTATGGCAGGCGAATCAGGAATTGTATGGCCATGGGAATATCAAACCGTTTTTGAGAAATACACTGAAGTAACAATTGACGGTATTGTATACCGAAGTCACGGTCGCCTTGTGTCTGAAGAACTCCTTGGCGATTTGATTGGAACATATACCGTATTGGGCATTGACGAAATTGAAGGAGATAGATACACTGAAAAATTTGAAGTGTATCAGTTAAAATATGCTGATAAGAGCCAGCTTGTCGCCGTGAGGATGGAAGGTAGTTGTTATACCTTCAAGAGGGATAATTATGAACCTCCGCACACGCTCGGTGAGCTCTTCAAGCTGGTAGACCTCCCAAAAGCAATTGAATTGAAGCGGTTCTCTGTAAACGGCGACAGTCCGAACAAAAAACACTATACACTGAGCAATGATGACTATGTATGGGAAGTTCTTGCCGGATGCGAAAATGCACCATTTGTTGAGGATGAGAAATGGGTTGCACATGATAGAGAGTATTACAGTTTTACGATCACATCTGAAACTCTCGGCGTATATAAAGTTGCCATGTATGTTACTGTAGATGGCTATCTGTGGACAAACGCTTTTAATTACCAATACCTCTTCAATATCGGAGAAGATGCAGCCAGTAAGATTATCAAATATGCAAAAGAGAATTCCACCGAAGCAGAGTATGAGCCGTATCAGAATACCATTATCGGTAAGATTACGGAGATAACCGATGAGTATATTCTGTTAGACGATTCCATTCTCTGCGCCAATCCCGATGACGGAATCACGTACAAAATCCTTCTGAATGATCTGCGCATCTCCCGTTATGCAGAAAGCGGAGCTATCCGAGTGGGAGAAAATGTTCAGATAACATACGAAGGCGAAATTGACGAATCGAATACCATTGACAGTGCCATTTCCGCATCTGACGTGGTAATCTCCGGCGGGGATGTTCTTATTCCCGAATAA